GTGTCAATAACCAAATTGGTGTTGGATGCGCTTCCCCCACTTGGAACAAGATTCACTGAAAAAGTGCGGTTTACGATGTCCGTGTTTGTAACTGTTGCCTTATCAATGATGACTCGCGTACCAACTGGGGAAGTGTACTGTGTAGTTGCCGTAGCTGCCATTTGCACCGGCTGAACGATGGTTCTCAAATTTACGGCCATGATGATGGTTCCTTATCAAGTTTTGATGTTGTTGGAGACAGTCAAGATTACAGAAGGGATGGCTGGCACTGGTGCCACTGCTGCTTGCGCTGTAAGTTGTACGGCTGTATCACTTACTGACCACATCAATTCAAAGTAATCACCAGCTTTGAACTCATAAAAGAAGTTCCATGCTGCCACCAATTCTCCATCTGTACTTTTTAGCCGTACCTGACTAGCAGAATTGGCAACATTCACGCCATTTACTCGCAACCAAATAAACGCCAGATGATTGCCGCCACTTGTGTTGTCAAGTTGTGCGCTGAATTGGATGTCATAAACGCCTTCTTGGCTGATGATGATGCGTGACGTTGGCGTACCTCTGCTGACTCCGAAGCTGATGTCTGTCGTGTTAAACGTCATCGCATAGGCCGTATTGATGGCCGCTGCGGTCTGCGTAGTGGTGTCAAAAAATGCCCCATAGCATGTGCGCTTTGCTGGAGTTGGCGTAGGGCCTGTGGCCACAGTCTCAATGATGTTTTTCAACTGCTCAATGGCTTGCAGCGCTTGCGCTGCTTTATTGTCAGCCGCTCCACACAAGAGCGCCGCATCTTGGACTATGTTTTGAAGCGCATTCAGTGCTTGCGTTGATTTTGCATCAGCCGTAGCAGATGCAATAGCTGCTTCTTGTATGGCCTGGTCAATTTTTGCCAGTGCTTGAGTAGCTGAAGCTTGCGCCGTTCCAGCTTGCAGCAATGCTTGCTGTACCAAGTCTGGTGCAATGCTTTCAACTATTGCAAACAGATTCTCGAATGCTTTAATCTGCCTCTGATCTTTCAAAAATGAGGCAAGCTGTTCTCTTGGCAGACGAAGCGGTGGAGTGTTTTCAATGGCCATATCACACCGTCAGCGGTTCTAGCTTTGCCTCTAGGCGCATCACTGAGATATGAGCATCCGAGTCGCCACGGAACCGCTGAATTCTACGATCTGAGGATTAGAGCCAAATGCAACGCGGCCCGTCAGTGAAACAAGTTCCATTTCATTGAACAAAGCACTACGCGACTCGTTGTAAACGATAGGAGTTGAGAATTCCCATCGGCACTTTACGCCCCAATGCGTTGATATTTGACGATCAAAGCATCCAATGTTTGAATACGTCTGTACTTCTGTTGCAAAAACAAAAAGAGAATCTTCAGTTTCCAGATTTTCTCCTGATTCTGTAGTAATCAGGTCAAAATCCGCATATGTTTTTGCTCTGCCTACCATCCATTTGTCGTTGCACCAAACAAAATTGCGTGCAGGATATATACCGGCTTCTTCAATGCCACCGATAAGAATAAACCACACTCTCCTCTGCATGATTTCACTAGCAGCATGGTCATAAACCAATGTTTTATCAGGCAAGTGAACGTAGAGAAGCTTATGCGATAAATCAATTCTTGCCTCTAGTTTTACATTTGCAAGTTCATCTTCGCTGTAATTTTGCAGAAGCAGTGTGATTTCTTGAGTGGCTATGGATTGAGCATTTGAATTGATCGCAAAATAGATGCTTGGGGATTCATTGCGCCCACAGCCAAGGAATGCAATAGTTTCATCAACATTGCAGCAAGCATGAGTTCCAACGCATCCTTTTTGCACCTGTGCGCCCTCAATGCGCCGGAACGGGAACAGATCGCCGCCTACGTTATCAAACACCTCGATAGTGTGTCGATTCAGCGCATAGACTTCATTGCGGAGTTTGATGATGCATCTACCCAGCACATATCAGTGACATGCCCTAAGTCTGAATCGGTTACTTTTGTCAATCCGCCATTGCGAAAATAATACAGGCTTCCAGCCGATGCGATTGCAAGCCTGTCAAAGCTATAGTCAAACGACACATATCCGCCAGCGCCAACATCTCCGAGAATAGTAATCTGGTCATCTGATGAAACAGATACCAATTGAGAACCGATGACACGGTAGCAGGTGCCTCGCCAATTGATGCCGCCTCTATCTGCTCCATTAGCTACGGTTCTACCGCAGTCAATAATTCCATCAGCAGGGCGGAGATATGCGTCGCTTACGCCAGATTGCTTTGGAACTGGCATCATGTTGACCGGATATGCAACGCGCACATCCGGCCCATTGTCGGTATAAATGCCTGAAACGATGGGAATTGATGGCATGATGTCTAAAAGCAATTAGAACGCGCCAAATTCTTCCACAATAATCAATCCGCCAGAGCCATCACCACCATTGCCAGTAGTAGTACCAGCGGCTCCGCCACCGCCTCCACCGGCCCCGTAGCCTGTGGCAGAGGATGCAGCAGTAGATGTTGTGGCACCTCCATTACTGCCATTCCCGCCTACACCATACACACTGTCACCACCACCACCACCGCCGCCAAAAGTTCCACCACCTAGCGTTCCGCCAGTTGCATTACCATTGGCAAAGCCTGCAGTTGGGAACCCTGGGGCACTGCCTGCTATGCCGTTTGCACTATTCCCACCTTGCCCACCGCAGCCGCCAGAATCTCCGTTACCTCCAGTTGGGTTTTGTACATTACCCTCTATTGATACGCCCCCGCCCGTGCCCGAACCGACCGCGGCGGCGCCACCATTTCCTCCTGGTGCTGCAATCGTCCAAAACCTGCTAAGCCCACCGCTTGCACCGCTTGTGTTGTTTGCAGTTCCTCCAAGGCCTGCGGCACCAACAACATAGTTTACAGACCCAGGCACTCGAACTAGGGTTGTTTTTGTAGCTCCTGCCCCGCCACCACCACCGGCAGCATTAGACGTTGCATTTGCTCTACCACCGCCACCACCAGCACCTACGACAGTTACCCTACACCATGAGTTTGGAGCCACAGGGGTAAACGTGCCAGAGCCAGATGTGTACGTGACAACACGGAGAGGGGCTCCCCCACTAGCAATTCCCCCACCAAAACCACCAAATGTCCCGACATTCATTTAGAAGTCTCCTGCTCGATCAACGATGACATTAAAGGTTTCTGCATTATTCGTGCTGGCCCTCAAGCTCCAACCTGATGGCAAGATGAGCGCTTGATTCAGCAATGATGCATTAAATGCTACAACAGTACCACTCGGCGTAATCGCACTTACTGGCAATTCAACCCACAGACGGGCATTAGTGCCATCATGCAAGAACAAGCGCACCATACCTGCCGTGGTGGTGCCTGTGGCAACGACAACAATGTCATCAATGCGTGAGGTTCCCGTTCCATCGCGGTTGGTGTTAGCAGTGCTGACCTGGCCAAATGCGGCCCGTGGAGTTGCTGCGTAGTTTGCGGTCGTAGACATTGTTATTACCTCAAATGATGCCGAAGCCTTGAATTAGATAGTCTGGAGTTGCTGGAGGAGTTGCCGCCGAGATCGTAATTGAACCAGCCCCATTTGTAATGCTGATATTTGAGCCAGCTGTGAGGGTGGTTCTTGTGAAACCACCCCCATTTCCAATGTCAATTTGGCCATTGGTTGGCGTGGTTCCCCCAGCGTTGACCTGTGCAATCGTCGCACGTTTGGTAACGCCATTTTGCACCACAGGAACAAGCTCACTGCCCAGCAATGAACCGGCAAGCGGAAGGCCGGAGATTTTGACATTTGCCATTTATTTCACCAATGGTGAGTTAGCCTACGCGATACCATACATCCAGCACAGCATCAAAGCGCAGCCTGAAAAATGCGTTAGCGGCCAGAGTAGTCGGCGCTCCGATCACCGTTGCACCATTGCCAGACACGGTAAGAGTCGTAACAGCTTG